TTTAAAGCTTGCTAAAGCAAATCCTAACAACCTAAGTTATGCTTTTAGTTTAGCAGCAGATCAAACTAATAGAACTCAGGGTTCTATTTCAAATCACTACTACAATAAAATACGTAAAGAATATAACGTATTTTCAGTTACTGTAGGCAATAAAGTTGTATCTAAGAATAGAAAGAACAAAGCTATTCTAAACGCTAAGAATTTCAAAAAGTATTTTTTGAATCTTAGTCGTGTAGAAAAAATGAAATTGTTAATCTCTTTAATTCGTTAGATATGCAAATCATCATTCTTCAACCCGAAAAGTTCGTATTTCATGGCAAAAAACTTTGTGTTATGCTATATGAAGACGAACAACCTGTAGTCTATGATAGTAAAGGCGATTATTATGTCGTTAAAGACTATGAGTACGCAACTGAAGATGAGATTATTACCAAGTTAGTTCTTGATTATAATCTTCGTCAGCTTGCTTATGAGAATGGTATTGTCGATGTAATCCATGATACATTTAATGATTATCTGGATTATGTTGTAACTCATGATTAATTAACCGGGAGATAGTGTATAGCTATCTCCCATAATTTTTTTCTTATGAAAACAATTTATCCTGATGGTTGGAAACCTGATTCTGTACAATCTTTTAATAATTGGTGTTTACATATACATTCTGAAGTTAGAAACCTCAACAAAGAACAAAAGAAAAACCTGAAAAATGAATACAATAAGAGTTTACAGCAAAGAGGGTCTTAAAGATCTATACTATAAAGATGTTGTATTGATACAAGATCAATTTGGTCAATTAGATATCAGAATGGGTATGGTTGATGCTAATGTAGAACATCCTGTGTTAGGTATGGGTTATCCTGCTACAAAACGCGATTTAAATAACCCAAATATTGTTTTTCATATTGATGGTTATCAAATACCTGAAAATTCTTTATTAATTTTGGTAGATGATCTAAAATTTGAATAATGGAAGGTATTTACATTTACTATCGAGATGGAAAAGAATATGTTACACCATCATTTGATGTTGCATTAAGATTCAGAGGACCTAACACTGATATTTATTATTTACAAAACAAAATTAGAATGAAAGTTGATGTCTAGAATGTGCTCTGCTTCACAATTTAAAGGCAACCGATTTAATGTTTACCATCAAGAAGGTAGTATATCAATACACAACACATATTTTAGTAGTAGTTGTTTGCAATCTTATTCAGTTAATAAGAATAACACTTTTAACGCCTTCTTTGTAGGATCAGATACATATAATACAAAATGGTATCAAAATATTTATGTTGATAGAGAGTATGTTTTTGATAACTATACGGTTCTCTTTAATCAATATGGAATATACTTGAGACTTGAATTTTACGAAGAAGGATTAGTGTTTAAAAACAATAAGGAAAATATCAGTATAATCAAAGAACTTAAAGATATCCTTAAAAGAATAAGGAAGCATGTCAAAGAAAATGGTATAACTGATGAAATAAAGATGTTTTTTTAGGTTAGGTAGAGAAGGGGGGTGATTTATTCATCCCTCTTTTTTTAATTAAAAACGATGAAAGATAAAATATTCGCAGAGTTTATATCTAAAATTTTAAAAGATTGCAAAAATAAAGACCACATTAAACAGATTTTTGCTAAAAATATATCAACTTCTGTAGCAGAGTTTATATTGTATCTATACTTCATGGATAGAGAATATAAACCGGTTAAATTGGGAGGATATGCTAAATTTAATGTTGATTCCATATCTAGCAAATTTGATCGTACTGAAATGATAGAGATGGGTTTGCTTGTTGATAATAATTTATTTTGTAAGGTTATTTCTGTAGCATGGAGTAATGAAGATGATGTTTATGCTACCACTATGACTGTAGAAATACTTACTAGCGAAAACTATAACCTTAAAATTGTAGATAAGAATATTTCTACTATAGAATTAACTCCAATTGATATGAAAGACATTCCTTACTTCAATAAAGAACACATCAAAAACATTGAAAAAATAAAAGAATGCCATCAAAATTCGGAATAGTAAATCAAGATGTTATTTCTGATCCAGATTTATCTATTCAAGCAAAAGGTTTATACGCAATACTATCCACATACGCGGACAAAGAAAGATTATGCTTTCCTTCAATTAGCACATTAGCTGATGTGTCGAATAAAAGTGTTTCACAAATCTCAAATTATCTTAAAGAACTTAAAACTAAACGTTATGTAGAAAGACAAGGTAGATTTTTAAAGCTTCGATAGCTATTATATTATTGACTTTATTTCAAACTCAAAGCAAGTAAGTAAATTATTCTAATAGACATATTGTATAAGTGTTATATTTATCATATGATACTACAATTGTCTAACGGTAGAATAATAGAATTGTCATTAGAACAATATCTTGAATTAACAGAAGATGAACTTCAAGAACTTAATTGTTTGGGTTTGGGCTATACTAAAGATTTTTCCAGTCCATTTCACAATCTATACAGTTCAAATGAAAGAATCGAGGAAGAAATAGAAGAAGAACCCGAAGATTTTTTATTTGATGATGAAGATGATGAAATACCTGGAATGCATTATTTTCCAAACGATGAAATTTTCTAAAAAAAATGAGTAAAGTAACTATTATCCCAGATGAGAATGGCAATGTAATCCGTCAATCTAAGAACAATCCATTGTATGGTCATGTTAGAGTTCAGCAAGAGCGAGTAGTATTCAATGGAAATTGGTTGAATCGTAGAGTTGTTAGCACTTTGATTCAAGGTAAACTTGAAGACCTTACACTTGCATTTAGCAATGTTAAGACTCTTCCTGGTAAGATCGTTGTTAAGGAGTCTCTTACTCCATTTAATGAGTCTAATCCTGACCGTGATTTGAAGATTGCTGGTACAACCGGTATTGTATGTCGAGTTGGTGATGAACCAATTTATCGTACTACAATCTATACTAATGATACTTCTGCAGAAGATGTACTTGTTGCACATACTAATGCTGATGAGATTCGCAGTGCAAACAACACTGCTGTAAATGAAATCATCTCTGCAGAGTTTGTCAATGTAGAGGATGATTCATTCGAAATGTAATTTTTTCTGTCAGATATGAGGGTGGTAGAGATACCACCCTTTTTTTTTCTTTTTCTCAAACTTATATATATGCTTAATCAAGAAAACATAGACAAACTCAGACAGCTTGAAATCCTCAGAAAAAGAGAATCTAGATTTGCCTATTATGGTATTCTTCAGGAGTACCAGTTAAACATTGATAACTTTGAAAAGCTCAATTACAACAAGCTTAATTCTTATCAGCATTTTTTATTTAAAAGAGTGTTGCATGGCTTAAATGTCTATACAAAAGACGAGATAGCTAAACTTCATAAAGAAAAGAAGAAAAGAATTATTAGAGTTTGGAAGAAAGCTCAAAACGTTATCAATGAATGGAAACAAACAATTGCCAGTAAGCAAGTTAATTATTATCTTAGTGTAACTTTTGGCGATAAAGCTAATGCAATAACATCAATACCTGATGATGAAGTACTTCCTGAGTACATCAATACACTCAAACTAAAAGATTTAGGAATTAGGTATGAAGATGTTATTCTTAAATTTATGTCAGAAGGATTATTACCAAAAAACTTTCTTACACTAGATGACTTACAGCAATCTTCGCAAAAAGTTTCTAACAGAACACCCAATGTGTCAAGCTAAAACACATGTTTGCACATTGAAATCTACTGATGTACACCACATGAAAGGTCGAGGGAAGTATCTTAATGATACTTCTACTTGGCTTTCTGTGTGTAGAACATGTCATGAATGGATTGAGAATAATCCAAAAGATGCAAAAGAATTAGGGTATTCAATATCAAGATTATGCTAGATAAATTATTAGAGTTAATAGATAGAGAGCAAACTAACACTCTTAAACTATTTCAACAAAAAAAGCTTAAAAGAAGTGAAGTTGATGCTATTTTGAAAGCAACAACAAATATTAAACTTGATGTCATAAAATTAAAAAGAGAAAATCAATAAAAAATTTAACTATGTTACTTACAATTATAACTGGAATCGTTTTAGGTCTTGTATTAGGTGTTTTAGTTGCTTTAAAAAACTGGCCGGGTATAGTATTAGTATCAATACTAATCATTTCATCTATAATAGTATTAGTTGTTGAGCCTGATAAAGCACCAGATAATGTAGCTATATCAGACAAAGAAATTATACCCGTTATAACAATTGATTGTTATGACAATATATGTGACACCATTTATATTTATAATGGTAGATTTGAATAAATAATAAAGTCAGGTGGCGTTATTGGAGTACGCGTCATAAAATTTTATGAAGATTACAGGTTCGAATCCTGTCCTGACTGCTAAAAAATAAATTATGGAAAGTTTTTTAACAAATGTATTTTATCCTGCATGTGCATTGATATGTACACTGTCTTTGATTGTAATTGCTTTTAACTCACAAGAAGATTAACATAAATAGTCAGGTGGCTGAATGCCTGTCCTGACTACTAAATCAAATCATATGAAACAGACAGCAGTAGATTGGTTAATTGATTGGATGGGAAAGAATCAATACTTTATAGGTAATGATTTATTAGAAGCATACAAACAAGCCAAAGAAATGGAGAAGGAGCAGATAAAAACAGCTTATTACGATGGGATGTTTGATGAATGGGATACCGGAAGCCCAAAAAACTACTATAACGAAACCTTTGATAATGACTTAGTACCATATAACACTCTTTGTGGTTGTAACCCAGCAAATGGTGGTAATGGAGTTTGTGGTTGTACTATGGGAAATAAAATGGTAGATAAAAGAGTAGATTACGGAACAAATAATTGGACAAATTATAGCACAAATACAACATATTAAAAAAATGATAATTAGTTAAGAAAAGTAGTGAAGCTGTAGTTGAGAGGTAGAGTTTATTAATTACTGAAAAAAGGATTGTAGTAAGTAGATGTCACTCATTGCACTCAATCAGAATCCTTGAAAGACCCGAAGCTTTTCTTAACTTTACTTGCCCGGATGATGAAATAGGTAGACATGCAAGACTTAAAATCTTGTGATCCGAAAGGATCGTGTGGGTTCAAATCCCACTCCGGGTACAAATGATTCCATAGTTAAAGGGATATAACACTAGCCTTCTAAGCTTGTATTCTTGGTTCGAATCCAAGTGGAATCACAAACATATTTTATGAAAAGAGAAGAGTTTGTATTTATTATGTTTATTTTATTATTTACAGTTTTAGTTTTCACGTTTATATTTATATCCTTACCATGAGCTATAATGCAGAAATAATATCAGATTCTATTAATCCGGCAGACGTTAGAATTACAACATTTAAGCTTACATATCCCAGAATTATACATTCTGAGATGATGACTCATAGAGTTTTCTCAAGAAATAGTGCTAGCAGTAGAGCTATACCGTTAAGTAAAATGATAAAGTCAGTGCAAGAAAATCCTTTTATTCCTATTGCTTGGCAAAAACCTCATAAAGGAATGCAAGGAACTGAATATAATGAATATCCTTACACTGAAGTTTATAAATCTATTTGGAGAACAGTTAGAGATTTAACTATATCCGAAATAGATAAAATGAGCTTGACTGTAACTAAACAGTTGTGTAATAGACTATTAGAACCATTTATGTGGCATACAGTGCTTGTTACAGCCACTGATTGGGATAACTTTTTTGACTTAAGATGTCCTAGATATCATATGGAAGGTTCTGATAAATATTATTATTCCTGGAAAGATTTATCAAAAGATTTTCCTCACTGTGAAAACTATCAGTTATTAGATAGATTAAAGGTAAATCAATCACCGGCAGATATTCACATTCAAGCTATTGCCGAACTAATATGGGATGCTATGAATAAAAGCAAACCAAAAAAGATTAAAATTGGTGAGTGGCACATTCCTTTTGGTGATAACATGCCGGTAGAAATAGCACAAGAAGATAAAATCAAAGTAGCTATTGCAAGATGTGCTAGAATTAGCTATCAGACTTTAGGGGACAATCCTAAAATTGATTATGATTCAGATATTAAACTTTATGAAAGACTGCTAGCTGAAGGTCATATGAGTCCTTTTGAACATGTTGCAGAATGTGCAAATAGTATTAGTTATTACGGAAATTTTAAAGGTTGGAAACAATACAGAAAACTATTAGAATGATTAATCACGATTTAGAAAATTTATCAGAAGCTATTGGAGTTTCTAGTACTCAACTTGAAAGTTTAAAAGAACAATTAGTTGATCTTGCAACTAATATTTATTCTGAAAAACTTAAACCAAGTCATGCTGCGGAATATATATTAAATAACATAAGCTATAACGAGCTTGTATTTATTGCTGTACAATACTTATTAGATAAAATTGAACAGCATCAGATTATGGAACATACTGAGTTCTTAAAAGCTGCAATTAAAAAATTCATTAAAGAAGACGAGGAGTAATTATGTTAGGAATATTATTTATAGTTTTATTATCTATTTTTTGTACCCCATTTCTTATTTTTATTGGTATTTTTCTAATGAAAAAGGTATTTACCTTTGATGATACATTAAATGGCCTAAAATTTTATCAGAGAGATGTTGTAGGCGTTTATACTGATAAAAATGGAAATAAGATAATGATAAACAGAAATGAGTGAAAGACTCACAGTACAAAAAGAAGCATTAAATGCTTTATTAAAACATAAAAGAGCCGGTTTAGCGATATCAATGGGTGTTGGTAAAACTAGAATTGGTTTATATCATTTGAATACTATATTTACCAGTAATACAAAAGCTTTAGTTGTTATCCCCAAGTTATCTTTAAAAAAATCATGGCTAGATGAGATAGACAAAACTGAATTGCATAACTTAACACCAGCAATTGAGTTTGTTACATATCTATCTTTAAACAAAAAGAATCCTGCTGACTATACTGTTATTTATCTTGACGAGTGTCACAATCTTTTGAACAGTCATAGTGCATTTTTAAGGAATTTTACTGGGCAAATTATAGGATTGACAGGTACACCTCCTGTTAATTCATTCTCTGAAAAATATATAATGGTGGATACATACTGTCCAATTGTATATAGTTTTTCAATAGATGATGCAACAGAACAAAACATTCTTAATGACTACAAGATTATTGTACATAAATTAAATTTAGGTACATATAGAAATCATGTCAAAAAGAATAAAAATGGTGGTACCTGGCTTACTTCAGAATATGATGATTATATATACTTCTCAAGAAGATTAGAGAATGCTGCTACTCCAAAAGATAGGCAGATGGCAAGTATTATGCGTATGCGAGCTTTAATGGATTATAAAACTAAAGAACGCTATGTAGAAAGACTTTTAGACTCTATAAACGAGAAGTGTATAATATTTGCTAATACACAAGAACAAGCTGATAGAATATATCCATATAGTTATCATTCTCAAAATCCTGATTCAGAGGAAAACTTAAGAATGTTTAGTGAAGGAAGTATAAATAAGCTTTCTTGTGTTTTGCAGTTAAGTGAAGGTGTTACAATACCCAATCTTAAAGAAGGTATTATTATGCATGCTTATGGTAATGAGAGAAAAACAGCTCAAAGAATTGGTAGATTATTAAGACTAAATCCTAATGATACTGCAACATGCCATATATTGTGTTATAAAAATACCGTAGATGAATCTTGGATTAATAAAGCCTTAGAATCATTTGATAAAAACAAAATAAAATGGGTAGAATGAAAGATTTATTTATGATTATTCAAGAGCAATTTATACAACGGGAGGAAGATTATTCTTCCTCTATTACATGTCCTAACTGTAAATCTTCGAAGTTAGTACATGTTAATGCTGATAATATGATTTGCACTAATTGTAATTATGACTATATAGTTTCAGACCCAGGTGACGAACAAACATCAATAAATGATAAATCACGCGAGTTTTAATCTTACTAAAGAGAGCGGTAAGCTAAAATTTCCTGGAGATGCCCATCAGAATCGATATAAGAACTTTTTAGATAGTATTCCGGAGGGATCTAAGGTAGAAATTTATATAAGCATTATAGGTGATGATAAGCCTTCATTATCCCAATTATCAAGAGTGCATGCAATGATTAGAGAATTAGCTCTAAATCTTGGCTATACTTTTGATGAAATGAAAGTAGTTATTAAAAAGCATGCAGGTCTCTTTGATGGAGAGAATGTAAAATCATTTGCTGACTGTACAAAAGATGATTTAAATCTTGCTATACAGTCTTGTATTCAAATTGGTGACTTTAATGAAATTCAATTAAGATGAGAAAAGAATTAGTGGATTGGGCCAGTGATTATGTTATATATGAAATAATAGGAGATGGAGTCCATTCAGAAGCAAAATGTACTTATCAATTACATAAAACAAATGTTTTTAACGGCAGCTATGATGACCCACCAAGTTGTGATGTTGAAATAGATGCAGAATTTGAATGGGAACATTTTAACAATGCACCATCCAAAGAAACAATAAATGAACTAGAAGACTGGATTATATCTACGATTGAGTAAGGTCATCCATAATTTTAGAGATTGTTTCTGTAATCTCTTTTACTTTATCCATATTACCTTGTGAAAATTCTGATAATAGTTCTTCTACTACAACTTTTTCTATTTGAACATCAGAATCTTTAACAAGACCTTGATTGTGAGCGTATGCTTTCAATACTTGTTGTATTGCAAATAAGGTATAAATTTCAGATTCAATCTCATTTAAGTTTGCTTCTTCTGGACTTAATTCTCCAGTAATTACTTTAGTAAACTTTTTGAATAAGGATACTAATGCTGCAGGATCTTCATGAATCTGAGTTATGTAGCGAATAATCACATTTTCTAAACCTAAAATAAAACCAGGATTAATTTCTATACCGGTTATGTTTTTAGATAGATCGTATGAATTGCCAATTTTTATTTTTTCAGACATGTTTATTATTTAGAAAACAAATATATGAAAACTGTTGAAATAAATGTACCAGAAATTGTAGAAAAATTAACTAAAAAAGCTAATGATAGCAATTGGAGATTTTTAGATTGGTTTTTTAATCAACTAGATTTCCCTGTTATATTATCTGATTTAGCAAATGAATTAGATGGTGGTCACAAATTTACACCACCTTTAAAGGATATGTTTAGTGCATTCTTTAATTGTCCAGAAGATAAATTAAAAGTTGTTATTATTGGTCAAGACCCATATCCACAAGAAGGTGTTGCAGACGGAATATCTTTTAGTTGTAGTAAAACTATGAAAGAACAACCATCATTGAGATATATTTTCAATGAGATTGAAAAACTATATGCTGATTATGATAGAAATCCCAATTTATCTAGATGGTCAGAGCAAGGTGTATTAATGTTTAATACAGCTCTTACATGTCGAGTTAACGGGATTGGTACTCACTACCACATATGGGATAATTTTACTAAAAAGTTTTTAGAGTACTTAAATAAGTACAAAAAAAATCTTATTATTGTTCTGCTTGGTAAAAAAGCAGAAGATTGGAAGTACATGCTTTCCAATCAAATAATACTAAAAGCTCCACATCCTGCATCTGCAGCCTATTCTGGTGGTAATTGGAATAGCAATGATTTATTTAAAAAGATAAACGATGAGCTATTGCAATTAGATAAAGAGCCAATAATCTGGTAAAATATTTTTTATGTGGGATATATTTATAAAAATGTTAGAGCATGGCATTTCACCAAACAATTGTTTAATGCTCTATTCTTTAGATCAAAAAATAAACACACCTTATGTAGAAACTGAAAAAGCAATAAGTCAATTATTTGAATCCGGGTTTATTTTAATTAAGCAGCAATCCGGTAAGAATGTTATATCAATTACTGATAAAGGCAAAGCTTTAATGGAGGATTTAGATTCTCATTTTAAAGTTTCTAAAAAGAAAACTAACGCTCAGTTAATGGGTGAGAATTTCTCTGATAATATAGAAACTTATAGAAACACATTTCCTTCGATTAAATTACCTAGCGGTAAACCAGCAAGAAACAATACAAAAGCTTTAGGTGAAGCTTTTAAATGGTTTTTTGAGACTTATGATTATACTTGGGAAGAAATACATAAAGCGGCTAGTATGTACGTTGCAGAGTATAAAGAAAACAACTACATGTACATGATGACAAGTCAATATTTTATTTCTAAACAAGATAAAAATAAAGTTAAAAAATCCGAGCTTGCTGATTATTGTGACATGATTAGAGAAGGTGTATCAACTGTATCTAATCACTTTAAAGAAAAAGTTGTATGAGTTTTGTTCAGATGTGGTCTCCTCAACGTAACTCATTTACTGAGGCGTTAGTGTATATGAAGAAAAGACAATCCGGTGAGGAAAAATCTATATATACTCCTTGGCCAAAGTTTAATGATGCTACTACTGATGGGCTTGAATGGAATACACTTACTGTAATTGGAGGAAGACCTGGTTCTGGTAAAACACTAATCAAAGATCAAATTGTAAGAGAATCATTTATTCTAAATCCTAATGATAAGTTTAGAGTATTAGAATTTCAATTTGAAATGGTTGGTAGAACTTCAGCACTAAGAGAGTTCTCTGCAGTTACAGGCAAAACTTATAAAGAACTGTGTAGCACAAATAAAAAAATAAGTGATTCTTTAATTAATCAGTGCTATGAATATGCCAGACAAAAAGTTAAAAATCCTATAGATATAATTAGTACTCCGCTAACAGTTAATAAAATGCGGGAACAATTAGATTCCTATATGAACACTTTTAAGGATGAGAAAGTAATTATTACACTTGATCATACTATTCTGGTAAAATTATCACCATATCAATCATCGAGACTTGATATGCTTTTTGAGCTTGGTGAATTTTTTACACAAGCTAAAAGAGAATATCCATGCATGTTTATAGTTTTATCTCAACTAAATCGAAATATTGATAATCCGGATAGAGCTGTAGATGGTAAATATGGTAATTATATTCTTGAATCTGACATATTTGGTTCTGATGCTATGCTTCAACATGCCGATACATTAATTGGTATAAATAGACCGGCAAAGCAAAAGATAAGATTCTATGGGCCTGATAGATATGTTATTGAAGATGATAGAACATTGGTTTTTCACTTTTTGAAAGCTAGAAATGGTGACACAAGAATGAGTTTCTTTAAAGCTCGTTTTGAAAACATGGAAGTTGATGAAATGGAAACACCACCAACCGATAAAAAATAATTATTATGACTAAAGAAGCTAGAAATCAAACAATCAGCGAGTTGTTTAAAGACCATGAGAAGTTCTTTAAAACAAACAAAATTGAAAATCCTTATTATAATCCTAAATTAGCTTATAGACCAAGAGGTAAAGATGAGCTGTATATTCAATTATTCCCAAGTGAGTTGAAGAAAAATCAAGATCACTATATTGAATTTGTAGATGTAGATTATAATCCAAAAGATTCTAAACGGACCTTATATATCTATAAGCACAATCCTTTCTGGAGAGAAGAATATGAAATGACTAAAGACAAGAATGGTTATGAAAGAGTTCTTGTTCCTGTGTCTGAATTAAAGCCAATTAGTGATATAACATTTAACGATAGAGTTTTAGATAATTTTATTAACTTTGGTGAAGAGGATGAACTTACCGAATTACTCAGAGGTATTAATATTCTTATCTCAAATTATTTAAAAAATAAATAATGGCTCAATCTGTTTTAATTATTGCCGAGTCTGGCTCTGGCAAATCAACTGCTATTCGCAATTTAGATCCTAAAGAAACTGTGATTATTAATATTGCTAATAAGCCGTTGCCTTTTAAAGGATGGAAAAACAAATACAGTGTTTTAGACAAAGAAAATCCTAAAGGCAATCTTATTAATGTTTCCAGTGGATCTGGTGTGTATAGAGCTATGCAACATGTGAGTGATAAAATGCCGCATGTCAAAAATCTAATTATAGATGATTGGCAATATATGTCCAGCTTTGAATATTTTGACAAAGCAAATGAAAAAGGCTATGATAAATTCACACAAATTGCTGCTAACTTAGCTCAAGTAGCTAAACTGCCAAAAGATTTAAGAGATGATCTTTATATTTTCTTCTTAACACATTCCGAAGATATCACGGATATGAATGGTAAGAGAAAAATAAAAGCTAAAACAATCGGTAAAATGGTTGATAATTCTCTTACTTTAGAGGGCTTGTTTTCTATTGTTCTTTTTGGTAAAGTTCTAAAGCATGAAGATGGTCAATTAGAATATGTATTTGCTACAAGAACTGATGGCGAAACTACTTGTAAAACTCCAATGGGTATGTTTGAAAATGAATATATCCCGAATGATTTAAAATTTGTAAAAGAGTGTATCCTTAAATACGAAAATGAATAATTATGATAAGTACTAAAAACATTTCGATTGAAACTTCTGGTGTAAAACCAGTTATTGAAGTAGGTAACCGTGTTGTTAAAATTAATGACATAAGGATTGATGCAATGCCTTATGATCAGAATGCTTACAATGTGTATCTATTTTTAGAAACAGAACCAGTTGGTAATGATTTTCAAGGATTTCTAAAAGATCCAAAAAATCCTGCAAGTCCAAGATATCTTGGTCAAGTTGGTAGAGCTAGATTGAGTGCATATCCTTTTGCATCAACTGTTTTACCTGATGGCAGAAAAATTAATCATGAAGTTGAAATTGGTAAAGCATTTGCAATTTTAGCTAATGCTGTTGGTAAAAGAGATGAATTAGATGAAATTCAGGCTGAAAATGTTTTTGACTTTGTAGATAAAGCAAAAAGAATTTTAGTTAATTCCGGATATTTTAATATTTGTCTCGGCGGCAAAGAATGGAGAAATGAAGCTGGTTACATTAATCATGATTTATTTGTTCCTAAATCAAATAAATATAATTCTAGCGTAACAGCTTTAGGTGTTGATGTAATGCCTTTCAATGAGCAATATCATATTAAGAAGTTGAAAGAAACTACACCTTCTTCAAGCAATTTTGAAACTGTTTCTAGTGGTAGTGATTTTGATCTTTAATTAAGAGGGGGCTTGTCCCCCTTTTTTTCTTATGTTAAGCACTAAAAATTTAGTTTTAAGTATAAATGATGTACCCAGTTACTGGGTATTTCAACACTATTTGGGATTAAAAGAAGAATTAACAGGTCAAAGATTAAGAATAACTTCTATTTGGAATCCTAATGAAAGGACTCCAAGTATGTTTTTATATGTAGATAAGAATAAAAGAGAATACTTTTATAAAGATTTTTCTACAGGAAAACAAGGTAATAAAGTTAGCATTGTATCTGAGCTATTTAATATTCCATATTATGAAGCAGAGAATAAAATTATAGAAGACTATAATGGAAACTCTCTTAATAGATTTAAGTATGATCTCAAAGTTTATCCAAAGTTTGAACTTGATAG